AAATGCGAATCAATTTCGGGAGAAACAGAAAACTCTTTTCACAAATGTTTAGAACAAGAAATTGAAATTATAAAAAAAGAAGAAGAGACAGTAACCATCGAACTAACAAAAAGCCAATTAGATAAAATTAAACACTTAATATAATGAAAATAGAAACACAACAAGAACTAGATAATTTAATCGCAACAGCTAAGGATAATCGGATTGTTTTAGATGAAAGTTTAGAAATAATTTTTGATTGCGAAATCCCTTGTAGCATCAAAGCTTGGAACATCATAGCTCGCAACATCAAAGCTTACAAAATCGACGCTATCAACATCAAAGCTCACAATATCATAGCTTACCACAACATCAACGCTTACAACATCTACGCTAAGAACATCTACGCTAAAAACATCGTGGCTAATTTTGACATCGACGCTTACAACATCATAGCTCACAACATCATAGCTCACAACATCTACGCTTGGATTATCCAATATCATGCTTTTTGTATAGCTTACAAATTTTTGAAATGTAAATCGATCGCAGGAAGAAGAAACAATTCTATCCATAAATGTTTAGATCAAGAAATTGAAATTATAAAAAATTAAACACTTAATATAATGCAAAAACTAAGAATATCAAACACATACAACAAAGAAAATAATCAATATGAAAAAGGTACTTTTGAGGTAAGGGAGAACGAAAAATCTATTACCGGAAAAGTTAGTATTTCTAGCAAAAAAGATGATAAATATATATCAAAAACCTTGCCATTTATTGCTTTTAGGTCTACAATAGATAGAGAAACAGAAAGGGCAATTTTAAATTCTCGAGGTCAATTATTTGACGCTGAAATTGGTTTAATGGTTGATAATTTTCAAGATCAAACAGGAAAGACAATCACTTATGCAAAAGTAGTAATTAACAAAGCTAAATTTGAAGCAGTAGATAAGCATAATCAAGCGAAGGCTAACGGATACCAGCCAGAGGATTTGCTAGATGACAAAATGCCTTTTTAGAATGGAGTATAAAAGAGTTTTAAAAAAAGATGCTGTTTATATAAATATACTACATGATAATTCTGACGCTAGAGCGGAGGGAGTTATTAGGGTGTTAGATCGAATAGCTTTTAAAAATTTAAAAAATCTTGAGTCAATCAAGGATCGTAAAGGTTTCTTAATATTGACTTGGAGAGAAATCCCAACTGACAGACAATTTAAAGTCTTTGGGGAATCTTGGGAAAAAGAATACGAACCTCCTGAGAATGTTATTAATCAATTAATTATAAAATTATGGAACAAAAACCAATCACAGTAGAACTTTATTGTAACAACAACATAGAAGAGAAATTAAAAAAATATCAAAAAAAACACGATATATTTAGCTTATTCCAAATAAGAAAAACATTTCTTGCCGATAATAAGCCTCGATTTATTTTTGTAAGTCAAGAAGCCCATAAGTCAGAACAAGATTTCTTTAATGATCCAGAAAATAAATTATTTTATGCTAAAGAAATAAGAGAAGAAATTGAGGGTTTTAAATCTATTGGGATCGAAATAGATAATCCAGACGAATTTCCATATAGAGAAACCGAAGCAGAAGCCGAAAAAGATATGGAACGATTTATAGATTGGTTATTAATCAATTAACGGAATGCCCTCCTGCTTATTTTTTGTAGTATAGTGCTTTTTAGGTTGAAGTGCTTGACTGTCCTTGATGCTAGAAATAGTTAAATTCGCTTTAGCAGGATAAAGGGATAATATTTTTTAAGCCTACAATCAAGGAAAAACCTATTAATTAATAAAACAATCATGATACCATTTAAAATAAAACTATTAACAGAAACAGCAAAGGCACCGTCTCAAGAGAATGAGGGCGATTTATGGGATATATATGCAGATGATTTTTGTGCAATAAATTTAAAAGATCAGGAAATTAAAGCAGATATAGCAATAATTGAAGATCATTGTTATATCAGTAATAGCAACGATTTTTTTCATCTAACAGGTAATTCAAAAGAAAATAAATCGTCTTGCACACTATATCCGCAAGGAAGAATCCTAGTAAAAACAGGAATAGCGATTGAGTTGCCAATTAAATATTCAAAAAGACAAAGAATCGGAAAAGCTAAAAAAGACTTTAATACAAATGAAATATTGTATTTACTTGAAGAGTGGAGCTATAAAAAGAAATACAATAATAAAATTTGTAGTCATGTAGAAGCCTATGCAGTAGCAGACATAAGACCAAGATCAGGACTAGCCTTAAAACATGGAATAACAGTATTAAATACACCTGGCACAATAGATAATTCATATCGTAAAGAAATAGGAGTAATTCTCTATAACGCAGGACACGAGCCTTACACAATAACCAAAGGAGATAAAATCGCTCAAATGCTAATAAGGCCATTATATCTAAGTAAAATGGAGATTGTAAAAAATATTGAAGATACTGGCAGGGGTGGTTATGGCTCAACTGGTAAATAAATAATTATGAAAGTAATATTAAGTAGAGATCTTACACTAAAAATCGACGATGAAGAGTCAGGATATGTAGTAAAGAAGTCAGAAGAATGGAACGACACTAAAAAAACATACGAAAGACTTTATTCAGTCAAGAACCTAAAAGGAAATATTGTTATGGACGATATAGACTTAAAAGAGTTTAGAAAAGAGTATAAGAACATAAAAAACTGGAAAGAGATATTAAAAAATGAATAGAATAACACAATACATAAACTTTTACAAAGTAAAAAAAAACTTAAAAGTAAATGAAGAGCAACAAAGCTTAATAGAAAAAGCTAAAAGTAAATTTATTAAAAGAAAAAATGGAATTGACGGCTATAAAATGCCACTATATAAAAATATAAAAAGCTTCAGATTAGATCTTGATGATATATTTCAGGAGAAGGCAGGAGGGAGAAAAATCACTTCTTGATTATTAATAATAACAACCTATAATAAAATAGGTTTTTGATAAAGCTAGGAAGTTTTTATAAATTTCCTAGTGACCTACAAACAAAATATTAAATACGCCCATATTTAATATTTAAGTGGTCGCTTTGAAACATTGCAATAAATAATAATTTAATGTCTGATCAAGAAAGAGTTAGTAAAAGAGGTAGAGTAAACGAAGGAAGGCCACTAAAATTTGAAACAACAGAACAATTACAAGAAAAGATAGATGAATATTTCCAATGGGCAGATCAAAGAGGAAAGCCTTATACTATTGGAGGACTAGCACTTTTTCTTAATACTGACCATAAAACAATTAGAAATTACGAAGAAAAAGACCAGTTTTTCCAAACTATGCAAAAAGCTAGATTAAGAATTATTACAGATAAAGAAGAAAGACTTAATGAAGGTAAGGCAACAGCAGGTATTATATTTGATCTATGTAATAACAACAGCGACTTATACAGCAACAAGCATGACGAGAAGCAAAGACCAATAACTATTATAGCTAATAACCCAATTAAAGAATGAGTTACAAGGAAAAGATACTAGAGGCTGAAAGCGTAAGTAAAAGAATATCTATTACTACAATAAAAAGAATATTATCAGAGACTAACACGAAAGAAGAAGCTATTACTACAATCATATATTACTTATTGCCAACATTAAAAGCAGTAGAACTAAAAGAATATAAAGAAATCAATCAAGATTTAATCAAATTAATAGACTATAAAGAGTCTAAACCTAAAAAACCCAAAAAATAGAACCCCCAGAATATAAGGCTTCGATGCCAATCTCTCACGCGGTGAATAAATGTAAATAATTCATATATTTACTTGACATATAAAAAAACATAGTATAAACTTATTTATGTAATCAACTTAAATAAAAAAACTATGATAACTTTTAACCAATCAAAAAAACAAAAAATAAGAGAATTAAAAATTGTAGCAAATAGACTATTGCAAAACTTTACTGCGAAAAGGCATATTAATTTTATTAATAGATTTGAAGAGTTAACAAATCGCTCACTAAACAAAACTTGCAAGATGTCTGTGGTGATTATTGAAAATCTAGCTAAAAAAGTAATTAATCTTTAAATAAAAAAACTATGAAATTTTGCACTAAAACACAAGACCTATTAAAAGCATATAACAAAGCAATAAATGAAATGCTGGTTGAATTATTAGAAAGGTCAGGATATCAAGCTATAATGTTTACTAAATTTATTAATAGATATCCTACAGAATGCGAAACAGAGGACGGAACAGAATTTCAAGCTGCTGATGATTATGATTGCGAAAGAATGATAACAGGCTATTGGGTAGGCGAGGACATTGGAGGCATTTTAGTGATTAATGAAGAATGGTTTATAAAACCTGAAATATTAAAGCAAGCTGTAGAATTAAAAACAGCTAATATTCACGATGTATTTGATTACTATGATTACGAATATGAAGAAACAGAGAAAAAAAGACCAGTATTGACTTTTAAAAATTGGTATAAATTAAATTGTAAATAATTCATATATTTACTTGACAAATAAAATTAACATGGTTATTATTAAGGAATAATTAACTTAAATAATAAAATCATGAAAAAAGATATAACAATAGATTTAAATATTATTAATTCTTCTATTAAGTGGTCTATTTTACAAAGCAAAGAAGATTTAGCAGCTAATTTATTAAGAGGCATATTAGAAATAAGGAGAGATGTTATGGATGAAGAATATTCTTCATATATCATAGAAAAAATAGATCAACTACTTATAAACAACGATTTTGAAATAATTCCTACTAGCGATATAAATACTAAGCTTGCAAAAAACATTGATGAATTAGGTTTATCCGCAAGAAGTCTTAATTGTCTTAGAAGCGAGGGATTAAACTGCATTGGTGATGTGGTAAGAAAAAGCCCTTCTGATTTATTAAAAATAAGCTATTTTGGCAGAAAGTCTCTTAATGAATTAGAGGGAAAATTAAGAAAAATAGGCTTGAACTTAGGTTCTAATTTTATAGATGTTTAAAACAACACTTAAATAAAAAAAAATCATGACTATATTTAAAAAAATAACAGAAGCAACTCTTCTAATAAAAAAAGATATAAAAAACAATAAACCTTATCGTA